TCTAAGCCCCGGCGTTCTGAGGGTTTACGATGTCCTTGACCGCCTCCGCAAATTCCTCGGCGAGTTTATCAAGTCTCTTAGGTGTGACAGACGACATGCGCCCAAAGGCTTTGGTTAATCCCTCGTATGAGGTAACATCCCCGTCACTGTCTACCTTGACTTCCACAATGTACTTTTCTTCTTCGTCCAGTACAAAGCGGGGCAGGACGCGGATTACCGTTTCTCTGTGCCCATTACTGATTAATAGGTACTCAGTAATATTGCAAGCCTCCGCAATCCTGCCCGGTGTAATCTTGAATTTGATAGCCATGAGCTACCTTTCTGCTACGGTAACGTAGCCACTTCGTTTACGATGATGAAACGCGCCTTATTAGCAGCTGTGGGTGAGTACGCGGCGCGGAACTGCCCGCGATAAATATTATCTCCGTCCTGTTCTTCTAAGCCCTCGGCTCCGAAGTTGCGCCACGTTCCCCAAAGGTCAATGATTAAGGTCTTTGCGCTGTAGGTGTCGGTGGTGGAAAGTGCCGAGCCTTCAAAGCGCAAACGAATCGCCCGCTCTGTTCGATTCTTGAAAGCAGCTTTTTCGGTTTCAGATGCGGAGTTATGTTCAAAGGCTACGTCAAGAGTGATCTCATCATGCGTGCGCTTGATATTGGAAAAGTCGGTGCGTCCATCTTTCGCAGGAATAGGAACCCAGCCGGTTTTAGCGTTCAGGGTTGACTCTAAAATCGTCTCTGATACCGCAGTAGTGCCAATCGTCCCGGTGCTATCGTCAATGTATAACGTCACCTTTGAAAAGAGAATAGTTTCAGCGGGGTTTTCCAAGTCGGTAGACCCTACGGATGTAAATGATGCGCTTGTGGATGATTCCCGCGCCTCACCTACCGCCGTAAACATCATGCCTTCGCCTTGTCTGCCCGTCAAAGAAAATGACTTGATAAAACAATAGCGGGCTATTTCAATTCCGGTATTGTCGCCATGTTCTACAATCAACGTGCCGAGGTCGGTTGTTTCAATCGAATCAGTTGATGCGGTCTGTACGTTCCATGTGCGTGTGATACTACTACCGGTATCAGTTGTAGCAGTGGCAAGATACCAGCTCGCATTCATAAAATAGGGGAGTTGTTCAAAAGTCGCGTCACCCTCAAACGGAATCTCTGACCCCGTTTTGGGGATGTAGCTGCGAGTCGTGCCGCCGTATCGTCCCACCTTTTCAGGAGGGAATACAACTTCACGAAGGTCTTTGATTTTCGCTGACCCTCTGAAATGGGTAGTCACTACATCGGTAGTGCTACCCGCTGACGCTTCCACCCCAATGAGTGTTTTTTCTAACGCGGTAATTCCTGTTGCCATTTGTATATCCCTCCATGCGCCGAAAGGCGTTTCTAACTATTTGGTTTAATCGGGGATGTTCCCGATGTGTCTGACTAATCTTTCCATCGTCCCCAATCGTAGACCTGATTTATCTAGCGCAATATCAAAGTCTCGTTCCTCGCCCATCGCTAGGTAATCATCTTTTGACGCGCTCGCCAGTACACCCGCCCGCCCTAAGACTTGGCAATGATGCGCTGTTAAGAACGCGGTATATCCGTTGTATGTTGCGAAGTAGTCGTAATCATTGGCGGTTGTTGATTTGTGTACCTCATAATCCCGCCCAATGGATTTACAAAATTCCCTCTCACTATCTTCTGTGAGTATTTTACCACTTTTCAAGATACCTTGCGCCTTCGCCCATGCTTTTGTATTTTCATTCCCCCACCGAAAGGAGGTTCTCACCACATACCCCGACACCGCCGCCACATTGGGGAAATTGTTCAGTATGTCGATTTGCGGCTGTAACCAGTTCGGGGAGTACGCCATATCGTCATCCGAACAATTCAGGATTGTATCAGCGGGTAACATGGCGGACATAGCCCGCCGCGCCTGATTCTTCCCTACGTTAATAGACTGGATGTAAATATCCGGCTTGACCTCATCACAAATCCATTCTCTGACTGTAGGATGTGAGTCATTGTCCCAAATCATAAACGAATGAGGCAAGCCCGCGCCCTCACGCATGGTTCTAACGCATTCCTTCACTATCTCAAACCTCTGGGCGTGGTATCCCTCAAAGTTCGGTAAGTGCAAGGTCATTGATAAGACTACTGGCTTCAATTTCTCCGCTTGCGCTGTCCTCAGTGGGTTTGTTCCCTGTCTCATGCAATCTCCAAAATTCTGTTACTAGGTAACGTGTACCGCCTTCATTCCCGTTGGCTGTATAAATCAAGTCCGCATAATCCCCAAGCATAGCCCGCTCATCCACGTATTCGGGGCGGTTGGCATTATCTAACACAATCCACCCGCCGGGCTTTGCCATGATAGGGGCGTAGAATAACCATCGCGCCCGATCTGTTACTGGCTCGCCGTCTATGAATATTAGGTCATAATATCCAGTAGGGGAAAAATCCGGCTCTGGTAACAGGGTTACATTATCCCCCGCCTTTTCTTGCACCGCTTCACGCCATGCCTTGACAGGTTCGTAACTTTCCACCGTCGCCACTCTCTCAGAGAGCCACAACGTAGACCCGCCCGCGCCAAACTCCAATACATCATACTCAGGCGAAAGGATACTCCCAAAAAACTTAGTTGCTTTAGGACTAAGCCAGGGGGTTGGTTCAATTGCGCCCGCTTCTCTAGGTTTCCACCATTGCATAGTTATACCCTCAATAATACTTCCTCGGACTTACTACCGCCCGCCGCTCGAATATGTTTATCAAGGTGCGTCATGTAGTTATAGTTTTCATCTGACGCGCCTTTGTAGAATGCTATCTCGTGACACGCTGCCATATACCTATCAAGGTACTGACGAAACGCGCCGAATATTTGCGCCCGCTTATTCCCCTTCTTTGATGCGCCCGCCGCCTGCTTTTGGATATTTGCCAAATTCAACCCGATAGCATTCATATTGATGAGCGCGGATTGTTGCCTGTCGGATGTCGTTTTCAGTGACGCTTCAAATTCTTGACGGGAGAATATAAACTCCCCCGCCTGTTCTTTCATCGCGTCGGCTTTTTCCTTGTACCGATTGTTTTCATGTAACCCGCCGTCAATCCCACCCAAGTGGGCGGCAAATGTCCGCGCCTGTTCGAGTGCTTTGTATAAGTTCTCTTCATTCACTTTACTACTGTCAGCTTCAAACGCTGCAACTGCATTAGCTAGGGATAAATGAGCAGACTTATATCTTCCGTCGGCTTCTACTTTTGCGGGGGTTAGAGTCTCAATTCGTTCTGTAAACTTTTCATATTTTATAGATACCTCGCCCTCGTACCCATAGACGGGGCATTCAAAGGTTGTATCTGCAAAATAAAACTCAATGCCTTTTCCCTTTGCGTACCCATACCAAAACGCCACGCCCTCACGCTGGAATTGGTACTCTGTATTTGTTTCCATCGCCACGCCGTAGACTTCAATCCTCTTATAGCCTTTGTGGATAGCTAGTGCAATCGCAAGGGATACGGACGATGATAGAAAATGTGCCCCGTCTGTCATCGCCTTTATATCAGCGAGCGGATAGGATACCGCCGCTGGTACTTCGGTGTATTTGTCCTGCATATAAATTACAGAGACTTCGCTTTGAGTTTGTAACCAGTTGTAATGATTGGGGTCGTTTCGGTTCTGTGGGTTTTTCCAAATGGGAGGGACGTGCATCTGAAAGATTGCATCTGCCCGGTCAACCCATGTGTTCAATTTGTTGCTTACTGCCTCGTTGAATAACCAAATATCCGCGTCTGTGCGTGATGTATCGAATAGCTCACGTGTGCGCGGATGGCTGCCTATGATAGCGACTGTATTTTTCATTCATACTGCTTTCTCCCCTATATTGGGGCTTGTAAGGTCTTGACCGGAATATCCCACATTAACATTCTTGATTGGATTTTTCCGTAACTAAAATCCGTAACTGTGTAGGTGATTGGGTTATCCCTACTCGCCACAATGGTATCTATCGCACCACCCAGCGCGGGGTCGCCTGCAAGCCTCTTTGGAAACTCTAGGATTGCCGCGTTTATTTGCTGTTGGGATAGTTTCAAATTTACCCGGCTGAAGTGCATCTCTACACGGATGGTAGGAAAGTTGTGATGCACGCTCGCATTGGTAAATGTAAACGTACCGCCGGGGCAGTATGCTACCGACATGGGAAACGGGTCTGCATTCTCTACCGCGTAATCTTGGGCAGATTTAAATGACACGCTGGTTAGTGCGCTGACGTGGGTCTGAATTGCTGATACCGCATTATCAAGGGCATTAGTCATTGCGCTCTAATTCCAACTTATAACTGTAAAGCAACTGTTTAACATCCGGGTCTAATTCAAGGCGGGTTGTGATTGTCATTGCCCCAAGATTGACATTTGCGCCGGTATCCTGATACCCCTGCTTTGCCCGCATAAACCACCGCACCGCTTGAATGCGGGTCGCTAGGGCTATCGTATCGGGCGGGGTTGTGGAGTAGCCGGGGAATCCTGTAACCCTTACACTTTTAGGGTATCTGTAAAACGCGGTATTGGTGCTTTGATTCCACATATCCGAGATTAGTTTTGTAATAGGTTTATTCTTTGCCGTGTGATTGTATGGGTATTCAATGTAATCACTAGACGACCAAACGGTATAGTCGGACGAAGCTAATCCGCCCTGTTCACTGACTGCCACTTCCGAGATGCTTGCAAACGGCTCTATATATTGTTCGCTGTTCCCTGACCCGTCAAAATAAAACGTGACTGAATCGGTGGTAGGGTAAAAGAAGCCGTCCCATACCGCTAACTCCCTATCAATAAGACGGGATGCGGCGGTTACGAATGTAGACATTTGGGGATAATCCGAAGAGGAGTAAGTACCCTCGGACATATCGCCAAACGCATCTGTTGAAGTGGTGTAATCTTGTGTCATAGGGGAATGGGGGCGGCTGTTACACCGCCCCCGGTATTACTTAGGTAGAGCTAGGGATTGCGTTGCCCGGATAGCGCGGCTCGCCAAAGGCAAGCACACCACCGACAAGAGTCGCCGTGACTTCCGAAGTGGGAGTAAGAACCACGCGCACAAAGCGGCGGTCTGCGGTCACTGCAACAGCAGCGGGATCAATGTCGATGATAAGCACTTTATTATCATCGGCTTCGGTTACAACCATCCCGGCGGTAGTAGCCGAGGTGATAGCTCCCATTGAGTCAGTCGCAACAGCAGACGAAAGGCGATATTGAAAAGCAATCGCGCCTTCGGTTGCGTTAGAACTACCAGCGGTAGAGGCTTCAACGGTCACTGCAACGCCGCCAGTGGAGTCGGTGGATGCCACATTTCCAAACGGCACAACAACAGTTAACCAGTTGATAAGGTTGAGGTCAAAGTAAGCAGATGCGGTTGCAGTTGCCACGATGTCCTGTGGTGCGAGCAAGTTGAGGATTTTATGACCCTCAGCGTAACGTACTCCAAATTGAGACATTTTATATCCTCCTATTAGGTTGAAGCAGCCAAGCCAACAAACGGCGAGTAGGTATTCGCGTCTTTGCCTGTCAAGGTGCTATTCCAAATCGGCGCACCGTCCACACGATACACAAAGCGGAACGCGCTTTCGTCGGTGGTGAAGTAAACATGAATAGAAGCCGCCGATTGGATGCCGCCGCTCTTTTCAATCATCTGATACTGTGAGGGCGATACCAAAGAGAGGTCGCCCAAAGTGCCGAGAGTGGGGGCGTATTCGATGTCATAGTAAGGACGACCCAAGAGAGTCGCGTAGGGCAACCCACTCAATCCGCCAGCGGGGATGAATACGGGCATTTGTCCGATGGTCAAGTTAAGCAACTGCGGGAAGATGCTCTGATTACCAAACCAAACGTAATCATTCACGCCAGCCCAACGACCCGCCCACATGCGACCCAAATCAAACGCGTCAATTTCATTTGCGTCGGTACGGGTAACGGATTTATAAGCGGGGCTAGACAAGAAGCCGAAAGGCTTGCCAACACCGTCACCGTTTACAATCGCGTCTTCTACCTTGAATCGGAGTTCGTTAGGAACTTCACGACCAAGCCAAGAGGCGAGAGCGGGCGCATCTTCCAAGAGTTCATCAGTTGCCACACAAAGGGCGGCGACCTTTTTGAGCTTCAATTCAAGCTGTCTGAAAGTCGGCTTTGATGCGGTTTTCGTGCCGCCTTCATTCAACCAGTAACCCTGGATACCACCCATGCGAGAACCATCAGCGCGGCTGGTTTCGTCAACCACGTTGTAGGTCATGTTGTTACCGGAAACAGCGTCACGGTTTGAGAACAAACTCAGGAGCGAGCCAGTCCCATACATGCGCTGAATAATCCCGGCGGCGGTTTGCTGCGGGACAAGAAAACCAGCCTGTGATGGTTGAGCTTCGCTTAATCCGGTAGCTTTCAACCCACGTAAGCGGGGGTCAAGAGCGGCGGGCATGATAGCCGCGTTCTTAACTGCCGTGAAGTACTCGCCGTCTGACTTAAACGGCTGATCGGCTTCGTCTTTCACAACCTGAACAGGTGCGCCAAACGCTGCCTTGACTTCGGGCAACTTGTCGAGTACGGCTTCCACTGCTTTAGTAGCAGCGGCTTCGGCTTTATTCTCAACGAGTTCAACAAGAGTTTTGTTGGATTCGTCAAGCATAGCCTTAATGTCTTTTTCTTCCATTGTATTTCCCTCCAAATGTTTTTTTACATCTTCGCCCTTCGGAGCTATGCCTTCATCGGACGGCAATAATGACTTGATTGTTTGTACTGTGTTTCTCGGCTCTGCCGGGGTAGGGGTGAGACTGGCTTCCGCCATGTACCACTGCTTAATCCATGCTGCCTTACCATCATGTACACGTTCTACCGTGTGAGATGCCGCGCCGGATGAATACCCAAGTTTCCCTGTCTTTGCCATTTCAAAAATCATGCGCTCGTATTCGTCACGCATGGATAATTGCGACTCTGCCCAAATCCCCACGTCATCAGCCTGTATGGTTGCGCTGCCAATCTTGCGCTTGCCCATTTTCTTATCGAAGCCATGCTGATACAAAACAGGGAGCCGGGACATTTCCCCGAAGTCGGTATCTTTTGTGAAATAATCCCCGGTCAAGTCTGGAGTATCCCCGTCTGAGAAGCGGACAAGATACCCGCCGACTTTGCCGTTATCGTCAAGGGCTTTGATTTCACTACCGACGAAAACGTATTCAGGGGCTAGGGCTTTCATTTCCCCCTCATCAGCCCCGCCCTCCATATCCCCGCTTTTCTTCTCCATACACTGTGCTCCTTGACGAACGGAAATGTCATGTAGTGCCTGCATGTCCGCTCTGTCTCCCGAACTATGGCGGGAACCGCGCTTAATCTCTTCGGTCATATTCCCTCGTAAAAAAACAAGCCACAAAAACGCCTTCGCGCTTCGTGACTTGTATCCTATCGGTACTGAGTCCGCGTCCTCACATTGGGTGACACATATTCGATTGGTTAGTTTTTACCACATATCCAGTTTTTTTACAAGCCCTTTTGCCTACCGTAGTAAGTAATAGCCTCTTCAATCTCTGACGGCAATCCCTGTATCCTAGTCTCTAGCACCTCTTGCATAACCGGATGTCTGCCCCTGTGGATTCTAGACTGCCTTGCCCCTTCGTAGTTACCATACACATACACGGCGGCGGGCTGTGAGTTATACATTGTGTACCCTTCCCCATCGCGTTCTATTTTCCATGCGTCGGGTAAATTCCCTGTCCGCTGATAGGGCAGATTATTCCTATCCCGTAACATAGCGATTACATATATCCTTTGTTTCTCGCTATCCCATTGAACAGGATACGAGATAGGGGAGCCGGGCGTAGATAGGATAGACTTCGCCTCGCGCATCATGTCATAGATTCTTTTGCGACCAATGAGCGGTACTTCTCGCGTGAAGTCCTCTAGTCCCTGCCTGACAAGTGTTGCGCCTGTGGTTCTTACTTTTAGTTGAATAGGCATATCATCTCGCTAGTAAAATTTCCTCAACGCGCCCATACGCGCCGGGGCTTCGTCTTTCATCAGTCGGCAACAACTCACAATCACAGTTATTCACTGGACCGCCGCCCTCGCATTCTAGCTTTGGATTAGGATACCCGCGAGGATGTACGTCTAACTCTTGCCATTCTCTAGCCGACATAACTATACCGTCTAAACTAGCGCAAGTTCTACACCCACGCTCGGTCTGTCCTTTTCGCCATACCAAGTTGCCGCCATTTTCAAGTCTTATCAATGTTACACCATCACGATATGCAGTATCATACTGCCCCGCCCATAACGGTACACGCGCCAGCAATGGGGCTATGGGGGAATCCCCTAATGCCGCATCTCGAATATCCCTAGCGAACCCGTCCACAAAATCATACTGTTGCAGTATCGCCGCTTCTGCCGCTACTGTCAGGTATTCGGGTATCTGTCCCTCGCCCTCATCATTCCACGCCTCACGATATGCTAGTGTTATCTGCCTGCCTATCAATGCCGCGAGACTGTCCACAAAATCAGGGACGGTTATTGTTGCGTCATACAGGGCGGTTACTAGGTAGGATAAACGTGCGTCGAATTGTTCGGCGGTTTTGGTTTCGTCCATTGCAAACGCGATATACCGCGCCCGCCCTGATAGGTAGGGGAGGACGGCGGGTACTTTGTTTACAACATCCAATATCGTTTTGATTATCATAGATAGATTATATAATATAGCACCGCACACGCCAGCAGGATAAGACAGGATAAAACGTAATCAATCTCAGAGTTCGTCATGCTTTCTCTGCTAGCTTGTTGATTGCATCGGCTAGGGCTTTTATATCATTCGTTTCTTTTGGCTGAATATCAAACGCCGCCTTGATTTCCTCGGCATTGGTCGCCGCAAGTAACGCCGCCTTGATACCCGCTGTTATACTCTCAGGTAGTCCGCCGTAATGTGGCAAATACTCAAAGTCCATCCCCTCACCCTTGCGGTTGCGTCGTAGTGCTACCTCGCGCCATACCCGCATATCCTCCAACTCATCCAATGAGGGCGTCCACTTTGCGGGCATCTCTTCCGGCTTTTCCTCTTCCGGCTCTTCTTCATCTTCCGGCTCTTCCGGTTCTGTGACCGGCTCTTCCTTCGGTGCAACCTGTTCCGCCACAACCGCCGCCGCTTCCTTTTTCTCTTTATAGTATTTATCCGCCGCGCTAATCAGGCTGTCACTTAGTTCATACCCGAATGTTTCAGCCGTGCCGATAAACACTTCATACGTGGGGCATTTGTTCAGGAAGTCCATGAACGAATTGATTGCGCTTGCCCGGCTGGTTTCATCCTCTTGGCTCGCGTCCACTGTCTCAGGTCGGAACTCTAGGAATAACCCCATCTTATTGAATAGCTGTGTGTTGTATTCATACGCCATCCAATTCACGAACGGGATAATATCCGATTCGTACCATGTCGCCTTTTCCTCTTGCGCTGTCGCCATGTTCGCAGAGTTGGCAAGCAATAGGGACAGGGGCATACCCGTACCCATTGCGATATTCTCAATTGCCTGACGATATATATTGTTGTCCTTCATATCATCCACGCCCGCGCCAATAACACGCGGGTCTATCGTTTCAGCGTTGAAAATGCGGGCTATGTTTCCGAATTGTTTACCCACACCTTTCAGCCAGTTAGACCATGACCGCTCTTGCTCTTCCTTTTTGTCCCGGTCTATTAGTCCTTTCATTGCAATGAGTGTCGGCTTGACCCCGCCGCGCTTGAAGAAATTACCCACCCAAAAATCAGCATACAAAATAATCTCTGCCGCCGACGCTATCGCCTGACTCTCTGTGTGTACGGATGGTAGCAGTTCGGTTGTATGGTCTAGCCTCCATATCCTAACCAGCTTGTCATCCAGTGGGTACTTATATCGCTCTGCCTTGTCGCCTACCACGCGCTCAATATAGTCTACGCTCGTGCGTCCCTGACTAAGTACGGGCGTGAATGATTGGGGGAGTGCGTGATACAGCCCCCGCGTTTTGTATCCCGCCGCGTCTGACGTGCGGACGTTGTAAACGGAATTACTTGCCATGTAGGAAAGTGTATTGAGTCTGAATAGTTCTTGAGGATTAGGAAGAAACCCTACTTTATTTTGCCATGCTCGTGATGTATCGTATTCATCCCCGCTCTTAGTCAGTAATGCGAATGGGATACTTGATACCGTGTTGGCTTTGAGATTATGCGCCCGGTACATCGCGGCTACTTTGGAGTAGTATTCATCCTGTACCCTGCGGGGCTGCCCGCTGTACCATGTCCACGCCTCTGGATTGCCGTCAACGTCCCAGGGGTTTATCGCCTTTGTGTTTCCCCCGTCTGTGAATACTAATCTCTGCATTATCGCTCCTCTAGCTATCGCTAGTTATCCTATGGTATCCCACGTGTAACTCATATCATCCTCATACGCATACCGAAGCGCATCTATAAGGTGATTGTTCTTATCTATCGGTTTCGGCGGGGATACTGTATTCCCGCTCGCGTCCCTCTTCCATTGGTACTGTTGAAACTCTTTGACGTGGTTCACACATTTCTTATCAAGAATAATAGTGTGTTGTTTCAGCCAGTCAATCCCATGCGTGATACTGCCCTGCCCCTTTTTTGCGCCGGATATATTCACGCCGTGATTCTGCATCTCTGCAATACTCTTAGGCTCTGCACTATCGCCTATTATACGCTCTCCCCCGCATAATCGTAATGCCTCTATGGATAGCAGGTCGTTCGTCAATCCGGTTTCGTACAGTTCGTCGAAGATATAAATAATCTTGCGCGTCTTATCGTAATGACTAACACTAATACCCGCCGGGTGCGCTGCGAAGCCGAAGTCTAAGCCGTGCCGCCGATTGGTGAATTGGTCTTGCATCTCCGATAAATCTTCAATGCGCCAATTTGTGAAGATAACATCTCCGAGCACCCCCCACTGACCGAAAGTATAAACGTTGCGATAGTATTCATCCCTCTCGTTTAGCAGGCTATCTATATCCTGCTTAGTCAAAAACCTATTATGGATATACCACGTTTTCAGAATGGATAGTTCGGGCGTTTTATATTCTGTTTGGTCTGTTGCCCATCCGATAGATGCAAAGAAGTCCTCGTAAATCCAGTGACTTTGCAATATGGGGTTGAACGAAAACGTCTTACGCTTGCGTACACCCTCGTCACCACCACGTAAACGCTTTGAAAGCACCTTGTAATCATCGCGGTCTATCTCAGTCGCTTCGTCTACCCATAAGTCAGTGATAACGCCGCGCTTCGGTCTTACGCCCTGTAGTGCTAATGGGTTATCCAGCCCGGCAAATAGTATCTGGTTTCCGTTGTGGGCGGTGATTGCCATTTCTGTTTTATTGGTCGTAAAGTATGGGCGTAACCCTGCCTCATCTATCACGCCCTCAATCTCATTGAATACGGATTTGCGTATGGTGTTTTGCACTTTGCGACAAATAAGATAATTCCGATTCTTTTCTAGTACATCTATAAGCGGTCGTTGGGATAGATACCTGGACTTACCCGAACCCGCGCCGCCGTAAAAGATTTGCGTTTCGGATTCGTTGTCTAGGTGGGGGATGTAAATGTCATTTATTACTAATTGCATCACTCGCCCTTACTATTTCAATCCTCACGCCTTCCGGTAATTGGATTGTGTCTTTATATTTGCCGTGTATCTTTAGCACGTCACGAATCGCCGCATCAGCGGGGTAGAGTTCTATCTCAGTCTCCAGCACTTCGGTATCTTCGTCGCTCTCACCCTTGCCTATCTTAGTAACGGTCTTTTGTTTTATCTTCTTGACTAACTTGCCCTTACCGGATTTCTTTAGCAGGTCTATATCAAGGTTGCCAAGTGGCGTAATAAATTCGGTCACGTCGCCCCGCGCTATGTCTGCCATGAGTTTTAGAGCTTCATCCGCGCTCATGTGCGCTTCGTTTAGGCGGGCTTGCAGGTGGGCTGAAAAGTTAAGGTCTGCAAATAACACACTTGAAAGAGAGCGGGCGGATTCGTCGGTAACTTTAGGATACGCCTTCTTGTACGCCTTCCACTGGTTAAAACAGATAAGGTACTCAGAGAGTACCATTTCATGCTTCTTATTCAGTGGCTTTAGTTCGTCGCTCATATTTCCTTCTACCGTTCAGCTTCCTTCGATTCGTGCGAGCCATGCCGCGCCAGCGGTATTTGACGTTCAACTGTTCGCTTGTTTCGGCGGGCGTAGGGTTTCATTACAGGCATTTTACCACTGTTTAGAGGGGGATTTGGGAAGATTAGAAGATTATGAGAGTATAGCTATAGTTATTGACACTCGCTAGATTATGGCTATAATTATGAATATCAAACAACAGGAGCTAATGAGATGACATCTGAACAGAAAAAAGCCGCAATCAAGTATGCAAAACAGGAAAGGAAGGTGACGAAATGACACGCAAAGAAATTAAAGAATGGTTTGAGCATCGCGGTTATATAATTGAATACAACGCGGTAAATCCCATTACTCTAAAATCAAAAGCGTTTGCAGTTGCAAAACCTAATTCTGGAGCCGTTAGTTTTTTCACCCATGTTTTTGTCAATATTGCCGAAATTGCAAATTATATAAATCAAGTCAATAAGGTTGAATCATGGACGTAAAACTAACCGCCCGCCAAGAGTACAAGATTGAACGCTTCCAAATCCCCGTCGCCCCCAGCGAAGAGGGCGCAATAGTACAGGCTATCCTTGAAAGTCTGGAACCGCGTGAGAAGTCTAAATTCATCCGCGCCGCTATCATCCACTATAACGAATCAATCCGCGATATGGCGGGAAAACCTACCGAATAACACAAACGCCCTAGCTCATCTAGGGCGTTCTGCATTTCTGGCACGTCCGCAAGTGCCGTTTTATCTTCGCTCGAATTTTCGCCTTTCGCGCCGTGTGCGTTTCGGCATTATATTCTGCAAGAAGTATTTTATAAACTGAACAAAAGAATAGCCTTTTGTCATTCGGCATCGGTACTCCCAATCGCTCATAATCGCCTCATCGTAAAACGTAGAATCCACCGTTCCTGATATAACTTGACCTCATACCAGACAAAGAACACGATAGCAAACAAGAGGGTTAGAAGTGCTACCCAAACTTTCCTAATGGCTTTATTTCGCTGTTTAATTTCACGTTTTGTACTGGTATCCATGCGAAGTCCTTTGTCTGAGACATGACGGGGAATACTAACTTATTATCGAACTGCCCGTAGGGGGCTCTCCAATACGGGGGGATAATCCTTACCCCTGATTTATCCTTGACCATATCGCGCCCCGTTATCATTGGGCGGTCAAATAAGTGGGGGTGTGTGAATGGGTGATACTGCTTGAATCCCTTTGAGACGTTTATACACCTGAAACCATAATGAGGCACGCCCGCAAATCTCGCCGTGTTTTCATTTGGCAATTCCCCCACCCAGCGACCCGTCACGATGTAAAAGAATTTAGGCAAGCCGTTGTCAAGGTTTTCGAGTTTTATCCAGTTGGCATGGTCTTGTACATTGGGGAACATTTCACCAAAGCCGGATTTATTCGTGTGGCTCCCGTTGGACCTGAGTACCGAAGTAAACCATCCGGCTAAAGTGCCTTTACGGTTTAGGTCCAACCATCGCGCCCATTCTGAATCGGTTCGGAACATCCAGCCTTGATAGTATTCGACCATGCAACGAAACATCCACTCCTGCAGGTCTTTTGTCAGGGTGACGAATCTCTCTCGCTCGCCTGTCTCAAAGTTGAACACGTCCGGGGCAGATTTATCCTCAAAGCGTGGTGACGCGCCCTTTTCCCTTTCCCCGCGTGTGCATCGGTCTATCCCTATCAGTTCGATGGTATCACGCACGCGGGCATAGTTTGATTTTAGAGCATATTGCACCCGCGTATCACCAAACGCTGTGAGCATCATAACACCTTGACGAAGATGTACTCTGCCCGCTCCCCTGTTTTGGGATTTTCAAGGATGTATGATTCGGGGAAT